AATCTCATCATCAGGATTAGGAATGATTTTAATAGTTTTAATACTCATGCGTACCAACTTTCTAATTGTTCTAATTGTTCTGTTTTAAATTGGATAAGTCTTCTAGCTCTTGTATGACTATCTTCTTTATCAAACTTATAATTCCAAACAGGCCTCTTTAGCTCACTTTCATAGTGAGCTATAGATTCTTTTAAAAGTTTAATTTCTTGTTTAATTTCAGGATGCATTTATATATCCTCCTGTTCTTGCTCTTCTTCTTTAGCATCTAATACCCAATCAGTAAAAGAAGATTTTTTATTCTGACAAACATCCCCTAAAAAACTTTGTAAGATAGATCCTCTCATTGGATTTTTTCTAGATATTTTAGCAATGCTGTCTTTGAAAGTAAATGGAACATTAAAATCCATTTCTATTTGTACTGGTTCAATAAAATTAAGCGGCTTGTGCATGACTTTCTCCTTTCTCGATATGTTCAACACCTTTTATTTTAAGGCTGATTAAATTATTTAGTTGTATTGATCTCCAAGCTTTTTTTGGATCATCAACTTTTTTAAGAACGTTAACATCAATACATTCTAATAAATGATTTCTGTCACCAAGTAATTCACCACCTGCAAAAAACTTTTGATCTTTTACATGTAGTTTAGCAAGTATCTTTCTCTCTTCACCATTCTTCTTAGTAAAAATTGCAGAGAAAAATTCTGGACCAATTATTTTAAATAAGTCTTGTTTTAATATATTATTCATAATTCCTTCTTTCTAAATTATAAGTATATATTATATAATATTATATCATACGCAAGACATATCTATTTTACCGCAGAAAACCGCCAATATTTCTAGGTCGCATCACCCCAAGATTTTCCTAAATCACAATCAACTTTACTTGGAACTGTTAATTTTACAGCATGTGTCATTAGTTCCATTATTTTCTTTTTAGTTTTTTCTTCGCCATTAAAACTTAATGTGAGCTCATCATGAATTTGTATTAAAGGAATTAAATTTTCTTTATACAATTCTATCATTGCTTGTTTTGTTTGATCCGCAGCTGATCCTTGTATCAATCTGTTTAATGCTTTGTAAGTACCAGCTCTTTGTAAAATGTGATGCTTACCATATTTTAATTTTGCTTGATCTTCTGGTAGAGCTTTGAACACGCCAAAAGTGGTCGGTTCCCATAACTCAAAACGACATTTTCTACCTTTGATTGTTGAGACGTAACCCTCACTATTGGCGAAGTTTGATACGCGTTTAGTTAATTCCTTAACAAACGGTACCTTAGAATTGTACTCCTTTAAAATTTCTTTTGCAACATCAACGTTCACTTGCAATTCGTTGGAAAGTTTGTTAACGCCCATGCCATAAAATAATCCAAGGTTAATAGTTTTTGCCTGATCTCTGCCAATGTTAGCAATGTTTGCTACTATACTATGGAAATCTGCATCAGGATTTTTTTGATATTCTTCCACAACATCTTTAGCTCCTTCACATCCTAAGCTTGAAGCAAAGTGTGACGCGATCCGTGGTTCCTGCTGACTATAATCAAAAGATCCCCATGTCTCACCTTCTTCAGGTAAAAACAATCCTCGTATTTGTTTTTTAATTTCTTTATTACGAGAAGGTAATTGTTGTAAGTTTGGATTAGAATAACTAAAACGACCTGACACTGTTCCTGATGTACCATCTCTCATCTGATGAATGCTTGCATGAATTCGTCCTGACTCACCATGTTTTAAAATAGTATCAATAAAAGTTGATTGCACTTTATTAAACTCTCTAGCACTTTGAATCTTTTTAGCGATTGGATGTGAATGATGAACTAAAAAATCTTTAGTAAAACTAGGTGCCTGTGTTTTTTCTGTTCTTGGATAATCTATTTTAAGTTTATCAAATACTTTTGCAACACTAGCCGCAGCCCAAACATCAACTGCGATACCCGTGTCTGCCAGTATTTCATCAAGTATCTTCTTTTCTGTATTCTTAAAACTTTTTTTATAACGTCTTGCTTTATCTCCATCAACTCTTACTCCTCGTTTTGTCATTTCAAATATAATTGGTATAAGGTTCATCTCTAATTTATACACTGTGTTTAGACTCTGTTTTTCAATGAGTGGTCGCATGTGGTGAAACAGTCGTAAAGTCAAGTCTGCATCTTGCTCCGCATAATCACCTACAAAGATAGCTGGCAACTTGTACATTTCATTTTTAGGATCAATACCAAACTCAGTCGCTGCTTGTTTTAAAAGTGTTTCATCTTTTATTTCACCAAGCATATCTTTTCCCACTGCACTTAATGCATAAGAAAATTTATTTTCATTTAAAATAGGAGCCATTAACATTGTATCAACTATTGGACCTTTTACATCTATGCCCTCTGCATATAACCAACCTAAATCATAAATAGCATTGTGTGCTACTTTAATAGCATCTGTTTGCATTAACTTTTTCATCCATGTTAAGACACGTCTTCTATCCCAATTAAAACCATTCTCATGACGAATAGGATAGTAACCCTTCCAACCATCTACGGCTACCGCTACGCCAATAATATGCCCTGTTTTAGTTGTCCATCCTGGTCCAGTCGTTTTTAATTGTGGATCATATGTTTCTAAGTCAAAAGCAATAACCTTTGCATCGGTAATATCAGGTAGTTCATGAGGTGGTACCCACTCGGATTTTGTAAAGCCAAAATTATTCTGCATCTTTACCCTCCTCACGTTCTGCTATCTCCCCTGCGATTGCGCCGTACGCTGCTAGGTCTACATAACTATCAGATTTACGACTATGCATGAGACGAGCTACTTTAACTAAAGCCATACAAATTGCTACATCATGAGCTGATATTTTTTTCTGTAAAAAAGCAGACCATAAGTTAGCAATGTTTTGATGATTGGTAACCCGATCTCCGTAATCCGTGTTTCGTGTTCCGCCGATCAATTCAATGGCTTTGTTAAGTATTTTTTTATAAATCATCATGCATCCTTTCATCACCGTACATTCGGTAACCTTGTTGTTTTTGAGCCTCAACAATATACAAATTGTTTTTAGCTCTGGTGACAGCAACATAAAAAACACGGTGTTCATCATCAGGATTTTTTAAATAAGATCTGTAAACAATCTTTCCTAAATCTAATAACACAATAACATTTTCACATTCTCCGCCTTTAGCTTGATGAATTGTTGAAACACGAATTCGTGGTTCTGCTGTTATGTCTTCACCTATTTTCTCAAGCCGCCGTAAATAAGTAATTTCAAAAGGTGTTAAAGAACTGAGTACATCCCACCATTCTCCATCGACAAGTAAACCATGATGATCTTTTAGTTGCTGTAATAAAAATAATTGTTTATCATTCTCCACTTTCATTGTTTTGTGACCATGTTTAATTCCAACTTTAGTTTTTATTTTATTATATAAAGTTTTAACCTCGGTTAATGTAACCGTGTTACCAGACTTTAATTTTTTCCATACATCGATAGCCCCTAAAACAGTCGTAGACACTGGTCTATGCTCACCTCTACCATACCAATGTCCTTGCTCTAAAAGTATTTCTTCTATCATTTCATTTCTTATTTTTTTTGTTCTGCCAAGGATCAACCAGTTGCCAGAAGATAAATCAATGTGACGTAAATGTGGTATACGATATATTTTACCTTCATCTTCTTTTGGTTGCCAAACTTTAGGACGCCTGTTTCGTATTTTAGTTATAATATTATTAGCTAATCGAAACACTCTTCGCGGACAACGATACGATTTATCTAAAACTTTTACCGTTCCTTGTAGAGATATAAATTTATCTACATCAGCGCCTGACCAACGAAAGATAGCTTGATCATCATCACCTGCAATGTAAACCTCTTTACTATTACTAATTAATTTATCTACCATGTTATATTGAACGCGAGGCATATCCTGAGCTTCGTCTATAAAGAGCACATCAAACTGTGTCGAAACTGTGTCAGTTGTGTAATCAACAATCATATCCGTATAATCATAAAGCTCATTAACTTTTTTGTATTTATTTATAACTCTGTTTAAATAATCTAACTTAACCATATTAATAGGATCAGGATAGAGTCTTACCTCTTCAGCTAAACTAATATCTTTTAAGCGCGCTTTGTTAATAAGATTTATAAATTGATGATTAGAATTCGTATAGACAGAATCATCATTATCATTAAAAACTAAATTAAAACCAACTTTTGAAGACAGC